TCGATGCAATGGATAAGGAGAATTTAAGTGCAGGCAACTTAACAGAGGTATATAAAAAGCTGACAGATGCTATTAGAGAGGCATCGGCAGAAAGAGCCTATATGGAAGGGGAAAGGGATTTATCCGAAGACTATTATAAGATTTATAGAACTGCTTTGGATAACCTGCAAATTGCGTTGGATGCAGGTGGGGATAAAGTAAAAGCGTCAGCGGCGGAACTCGGTGCTTATGTGAGAGGAACGCTTGACTTTGAAGATTTGTCCGAAGATGCAAAAAGAAGTATGGCATACATTCGGGATTCTATTATAGGGGCAAAAAGCGAAATAATGTTTAAGCCGGGAAGTGGTATGTATCCTACTTCTTCCTACTCTGATATCTATTCTAATGTAATGGATATTGAATCTATCCGCAAAATGGTTGACGATGCTGAAAAGATTTATGAGCAAGCATTGGAAAGTCTTCGTGATAAGGTTGGCGCACACTACACCGTACTGCAATCGACATCATCAAATACCGAAAGACAACTATCCGAAACCGCCCTTAAAATCCAAGCCATATTCAGGAAGTTTGGCATCGAATCACAACAAAAAGCATTCGGCCTTTGGGCGGATGAAAGTTTTGACAGAACGAAGTACCTCGAAGATTTACGAAAATCATACGCTGAAATCGGCGACAAAATAAGGGATGCAGGGGATGCATCGGATTCGATACTGCCAGGCCTTGAAAAACAAAAGGAAATCATCGAGGAGATAGCAAGGGTTATGCAGATTGACCTTGTGCTGAAAAAAGAGGGCGGCAGCGGCAAGTCGCAAGCACAGAAAGACCTTGAAGAACAGATTAGGATGATTGAAGATGTAAAGAAAGCGTATGAGAAACTTAGTGAATACCTTGACGGCCAAACACTATCCGATACTCTTTCGGCAATATTTACCGACCTTGATGACAAAGATCTGCTCGCAAAGTTTGATTTCAGAGAGAGGATTATAAAACTCGCTCTTGAACTTGCAAAGTTTGACAAAGAGGCATCGGCCAAAGTGCTTGCATCACTCGCTACCGACAAGGCCGACGAGGTAGCAAAGCAACTCCAAATCTTTGAGAAGTACAAAGAGGCAATGGCCGATTGGGAGAGCAAGGACTTTGCCATTAGCGGAGAGGGCATATTGCTTGATATTGAAATGGCTGTAAGGGGAATGAACAACGCTTATGCCGATGCGGACAAGAGAGGTAAACAGATGCTCAAAGACCTTGCAAAGGTAGATACGGACAACGCCATAGCAGTAAAGGCAATAAGGGAGCAGTACGGGGATGAAATTTGGCAGAGATATGTTGAGGGTGGAGAGAATGCAATAAAGCTACTTACCGATGCAGAGAAAAACGCAGCAAAGGTCATTGCACAAGACAAGATAACCTCTCTCGCAGACGGGTTTGTAAAAGAGGTGCTTGAAAGGAATAACCTCGACTTGACGGATTGGTACGACAAATCATTGGGGCAAATAGATTTCATCCTCAACAAGCTCAATGAACTGCAAAAAGGCAGCGATTGGGAAGTGATACTTCAAAGCGATGACCTGCAAGCCAAACTTGAAGAATCCGGATTGAGCGTAGATGCACTTATAACAAAGATACGGCAACTTTTTGCAGGAAAATACGAAATGGTAGTCGTTGAGAAAGCCAAAAAGCTCGAATCGACAATAAAGAATATTACAAGTGCTGTTGCGGATTTAGGTGGAATGCTATCCGACTTGGGCGACACAATGGGGTCTGATTGGTTAAGGGGCTTTGGTGCAGCTTTGCAGGAAATTCAAAAGATTACCGATGCTCTGGTGGAAAACGAATCCCTTATGCGTGGTTTTGTCAAGATGAAAGATGCGGTCAAAGGGATGGAAACCATCGGCAAGGCGGCAGAAGATATGAAAAATGTAGCCAATTCCGCCAATATGATTACAATGATAATCAAGATAGCATTGATTAAAATTGAAAGAATCGTCAATAAAATCAAGGAGTTCGTTGAATGGCAAAAAAGATTAAGACAACAGGCCATTGATTATAAGCACGCCCTTGACGAAATAGCAAGAGGCCATTATGATACTATTTTTGGAGTAGATAATCTTGGATTGCTTGCTGAAAACTGGAGAATAGCAACAGAGGCGGCAGAAAGATACAACGATGTTCTCAAAAAAACACAAGATGCCGATGCTCTCAAATCGGCCAATAGGATAGAAAGAAAAACCGCCAAAGCTCTTAAAAAGATAGAAAAAAGGTCAAAGTTGTTTTTTAACCGAAGCATATATCTTGATGACGGCACATTGGATATGAAGTACATATCAACCTACTTTGATGACCTCACCAAATTCGTAGGCTACGGAAAGAAAAGGGCACTCCAAAGATTCATCGATATGTATGATGAAATGGAAGAAACCTCCGAAGTCTATAAGGATTCCATCAAGCAGATATTTTCAAGCATTTCATCGGACATTGCCGACAATGTCATCGATTCATTTCTCGCAACGGGGGATGCCCTCTTTGACCTTGAAATGGGATTCCAAAGTCTGGGCAGAACGATTGTTGAATCAATGATGCAGTCATACATCATCGAAGAGATTCTTAATAATTTCCAAAAGCCGTTAGACGACCTAATGAGTAGTTACTCCGCAGGTATTTTATCCTATGAAGAATATATGTCAAATATGGGTGGGCTGTTTGACCAAATGAAAGATGCAATGGTGGTAGGGGAAGACGCCATAACCTCGATGTTGGTGGCTGCACAAGAGAGCGGGTTATTAATGAGCGATATGTCGGGAGCAAAAACTCTTGGCAACGAGATAAAGGGAGTTACCGAAGATACGGCTCAACTCCTTGCATCATACCTCAATGCCATACGGGCAGATGTGGCGACCAATAGGGTAAATGTTGCAGGGATGAGTGCAGACCTCAAACTAATGCTATCACTCATACCGCAAGCCCCTACCCTTACGGACTACCTCAACAACATACAGGCGAACACCTACAACTCCGCAGAGAATAGCCGCCAGATACTTGAAAGGCTAAACTCCGTCATCGGGTCACACGACAATGGCGGACAAGGAATAAATGTGAATGTGGCAATGAGTTAAGCACTTCAATAATGTTGAATAAATATTCAACACAACCGAAACATAAAATTTAAATTTGTAGTAATGGCATACGCTCCCAACATAGCAGACTATAAGCCCTTTTGGATTCAATCAGGCACAACGGCAGCAAAGAATACCGCTACCGAGTGGGGTATGGTGGCAAAGTCCAATCCATATCCCCTACTCCCCACCCCGAAAGAGCCATACAAGAACGATTGGAAAGACGAAAGCGGAGATGATGAGTACAACGCAGTTATGCATTATGAGCCGATAGAGTTCAGCGTGCAGTTCTATGTCAAAACCTTCAAAACCTCAACGAAGAGTGCAGAGCAGGTATTGAGGGAGCAAATGGATAGTTTCTTTGATGCGGTAAAAAATGGGGAGTTCAAAATATACGATGCCTATACCGGCATTGGCAGACAAAAGGTGCGTTATGCAGGATATGAAGAGGGGAGTTATAAGAAAAAGAGCGATTGGGCAAGGGCAATATTTACGGTCAAGTTTAAGGTTAACGACCCGATTACAAGAATGAAACTTAGTGGAACAGATATAATTGCGATTTAATGGCAAAGTACAGCATATATTCCGCAGACGGCACGATTGTAAGGTTTACCGGTACGCCACAATACAATGGCGTATTCGGCAAGCCCTCATATCTCGAGTTTGCCGAGATTGCCTCGCCCACTCCCATTGATTGGGCTATTGGCGACTATGTGGAGTACACTCGTACCGGCCATACTTATAGGCTCTATTCCATTCCTCAACCAAAAAAACAAGCCGAAAAGAATAAATACGGGGCATCTTTCGTCTACCGCAATGTACAGCTCCATGCCGCCACAAAAGACTTGACCATTGCTCCTTTTCGTGACCTCGTACTCAATGACAACCTCATACACTACTCCACACTCCCCGATGTAAGCACCTTTGAAGATGTGTATGGGATTGCGGATAGAATACAGGCGTGTTTGAATGACCTTTACCCGAATAAATGGATAATAAGGGTTGAGGAGATAACAGACCCTACCGATGAACTATACATTAAGCTCCACGAAGTGCAGGAGTTTGTCGTAAGCAACGGTACTTGTCTTGATGCACTCGACAAGATATATCAACAATGGAAAGGCATAGGGTGGGTGCATACTTTTGAGAATGGCAAAGAGGTAATAACCATAGGCCGACCAAACATTCGTGATGCCGAAAATACCACAAGCGTATTCTCATACAAGGGTAACGGACTGACGGTCATAGCAAGGGAGAATAGTCGCAGCAATGAGTTTGCCACGAGGCTATATGCCTATGGCTCGGATAGGAATATGATTGCGAGGTATTACAACAATTTATCCCCTGCAATCCACAATGCCGAAAGCGTGTATTTGCCCAACATTATGCTGCCAAGAGCCTATTGGGGTACGACTGACGGCAAAAAGGATGCACGAAAGGCGTATTTACAAGCCGATGCCGCCACTATTGCGAAATACGGCATAATCCCGAAAATAGTCTATTTCAACTCTGACGAATACGGGGATATTTACCCCTCTATTGAAAGGGTTACGGCAAAGAATATCCGTGATGCAAAAACGGCAATGGGAGATACTGCCTATGTGCCTGATACGACAATTTATCCAGACAATACTTTTGTTGATGAAATAAAATCGGCAGCCAATCCATCCGACAACGGAATTATCAGCGAGGGTGGAAACAAGCACTTTGACGAAAATACCTATCCTATTGCAGAGGCAAGTCCAAATGTTTCGGGAACTATACCTGCAAAAATAAATCCTACGGATAGGCCGGTGTTTGTTTCATTAGAGCCGGAAGCAATAATAACGCTGACTAACGGCACAAAGAGGCGTATGTTGATTACACCGAATACCACTATAACGCTCACTTCCAATATTACTATGAGTGCTGCTTATGTATTCCTCGATTTGGCGGTAAACGGAAAGGTTTATGAATCGCTTACGCTCTTCGAGGGAAGTATCAACGACACCACAAAAGCGATAGACACTACCGCTTTTACAAAGCACTACATCCCCACTAATGCGGAATATAAATTAGTGCCTCGTATATTGGTAATATACAACAGAGCAACGACTGAACAAAACTACACCCTTACCGCAAATGTGGCCGCAGGAACGGTTGATGTATCGGCAGAAATTGCTCTCGATACGATATTCGTGGTGCGTATCAAGCAGATAGGGTTTGACATATCCAAACAAGGCTCGTCCTCACAAGGCTTGGCTACAATCAGTTTTAAGAGCGGTAATTGTGCAGGGCGTGATTTTATGGTACAGCAATGTGCATACAACGCTCCTACCGATGATTGGACTTTGGTGGTGCAACGCAGCAAGGACGATTCGCTCGGACAACACTTTCCAAACAACATCTATCCCGTTGCCGCAGGAGATAGATTCGTGATTACCGATATGGTGATGCCCGAATTATACATTCATCTTGCGGAAAGCAAACTTGAAGAAAAAGCCATTGAGTTATTGGAATATCTTTCAAAACCAAAACCGATATATACCCCAGAAATTGATGCAAAGAAATTGGCGGAATCGCCCCAAACGATTATCGAGGGTATGTATATGCATCTTACCGATACGGATATTATTGTCGGAGATGAATATGTATTGATTGATACACTTACCATTGACGAAAGCGGCACAATACCGACCTACTCCGTTACTTTGCGTGATGAAAAAAGGACTTCCACTATCCAGACCTTACGCAAAATAATTGGAACGGGTGGCGAGGTCATCAAAGTGGTTGACAATAAGCCCGTAGAGGTTGAAACAAAATCATCAGGCAGTACACCTACCGATGCAATGATGCACATATACGATGAAAGTGTGCATTTAGCCGAAATGGAAAAAAGTTTCCTCTCCCATTGGAGCGTAGTCAATGTAGGTACAGATGAGGAGCCTCAATACATTCTCAAAGCCAATTTGCCAGTAGCATCCGACGGCGATATGATTAGCTTCTTTGCTGACGGATATACTCCTGAGCCGGAGCAAGGTTATATACGACTTGACACTTGGGATAATTACGATAACACCACGATGGCAGGCTATGTACTATCCGCAGGATTGGCTTATGGAATGAAAACCGCCATTGATGACCACGAAACAAGGATAACGGCGATTGAGCAAGGCGGTGGTGGCGGTGGCACGCCAATAACCATTGATAGTGTCTTGAGCGACACTTCCGAAAACCCTGTACAAAACAAAATAATTACTGCTGCACTTAATGGCAAGGCAGCTGCAAGCCACACACACGCAGGTAGCGACATTACCTCAATGGTAACCGATGCCAACTACACCAGAAATTTAGGGACTTCTTATGCGTGCTATAATTATGACACTCTCAAAAACGCACTTGACGGCAAAGCATCATCTACTCATAAACATACGGCAGCGGACATTGAATCAGGCACGATTGCAATAGCAAGGTTGCCCGTAGGCACGACATCGGATAAGGTGGCAGCAGGTAATCACACTCATAGTGA